AATATACCTGTAATGGAGTTCTTAATACTAATAACAAAGCTATTGATAACCTTGATAAATTGCTAACTTCTTGTAGAGGTTCATTAGTTTTTACAGGTGGTAAATATAAATTATTAATTGATGATACAGGTACAGCAGTACAAACATTCAATGAAGATAATATTGTTGGTGCTTTTGAATTGTCATTAGGTGGCAAGGAATATAAAACCAATAAAATTAGAGCAAACTTTTTTAACAAAAGTCGTGACATGCAAGGTGATTTTGCGATTGTGGAAAGTTCTACATTTAAAACAGAAGATAATGGTTTGACTTTAGAAAGAGCAATAGAACTACCATTTACTGATCAAATGGAAAGGTCATTGATGATTGCCACGATGAATATGAAACAATCAAGGCAATCTTTAGTTCTGCAATTTACTAGCACCATAGAAGGTCTTAGAGCAGAAATAGGTGATGTTGTTTTTATATCTTTAAAAACTCTTGGCTTTGATACGCTTAATTCTAATCAAGGAAAAAAATTTAGAATTATGCGAATGGCTATAAAAAATAATGATGAAGTACAAATTACTGCTAGAGAATTTGATGCTGATGTTTATGATTTTGGTACGATTCAAGCTGAAGATACTGCACCAAATACTAATCTGCCTAATTTTTCTTTTGTGCCGAAACCAACAATAAGTACACCAACAGAAGAATTAATTACAATACCACCAACTTTATTCAACAGAGTTACTATTAATTGGACACAACCAAATAAATCAAATATTGAATCTTATGAAATAGGCATCAACAGATTAAATTCTGTCAGGTTTGAAAATAAACCAAGTTATGACTTTGAAGGCAGAAGCATAACTGAATCATTTACTGTAGATAAATTAGAAGCTGGTCAATATTTTGTTTCAATTAGAGCAAAAAACAGATTAGGTGTTTATTCTGATTTTGCTACAGAAATATTTGAGGTCAAAAACTTTAGTATTCTACCTGCGGTTAATGCACCTGCTATAACATCAGTTACCGAAGAATTATTTACTACTACACAAGGTTCAGGAGTAAAAGCCAAAGCAATACTTGCTTACAGCGATTCATCTAATTCTGATTGGGAAGCATTAGGAGTAACTATAGATCATTATGACGTTGAATTTAAAAAATCTACCGAAGCATCTTTTCAAGGTGCAGGAACATCACAAGGAACTAATTTTGAATTTTTTGATATCGAACCTGCCCTTTATGAATTTAGAATAAGAGCAGTAAATACTGTTGGTGTTGCTTCAGAATTTGCATCTGCCACACAAAGAATCAATGGTTTGACTGCAATTCCTTCTGATGTCAGCAATTTATTTTTAAGAGCAGATAGTAATACTGCAACTCTTAACTGGACACCAACAACTGATTTAGATGTAAAAATTGGTGGCTTTTATGAGATAAGACATAATTCATTGACATCAGGTGCGGTTTGGCAACAATCTACACAAGTAGGAGAAGCTGTATCAGGTATATCAAATCAAGCAGAAGTGCCATTATTAGTTGGTACTTATTTAATAAAAGCTGTTGATTCGCTTGGTATTAAATCTGCTAATGCTACAACAGTAGTGAACACAGTAACACCTGATTTATTTCAATCGACACAATTTTTAACAAGAACAGAGAATCCATCTTTTGCTGGAACTAAATCAAATCTAGTTGTTGTTGATGATCAATTAAAATTAGAAGCAGATACTTTGTTTGATTCATTGGGATTAATTGATGAAGTTGGTTTGATTGATTCAGCAGGTGGCGTAGATTTATCAGGCACTTATGACTTTGCCAATGTTATAGATACAGGTATATCTGCTAGTTCTTACCGATTAACTTCTGCTTTTGCTTTTACCACAAATTCAACATCTGATTTTATTGATACTCGTTCAGGTAATGTAGATAGCTATGAGTCTATTGATGCAAATACTTATGATGATGTAGAGGTACAGTTGCAAATAGCAACTACCAATGATGACCCTAGTGGCTCACCAACATTTACTGATTTTCAAAACTTTAGAATCGGTAATTATTTTGGTCGTGCTTTCAAATTTAGATTGTTAGTAACATCAGGAGATGTTACTCATCAAGTTTACATTACATCTTTATCTGCAACCTTAGAAGCCTTTCAAAAATTTGATACTCAACAATTGACATCAAGCACAAGTGCTTTAGGTGTTACTTTTGGTGAAGGCTTTTTAGTTACACCAAAAATAGCTGTAACTGCACAAAACATGGCAAGTGGTGATTTTTATGAAATATCAAGTGTGTCCAGCACAGGTTTTACAATTACATTCAAGAACAGTAGTGGTACAATTGTCGCTAGAACATTTGACTATATAGCAAGAGGTTTTTAATGGCTCAACATGATTACGATATAGCTAACCAATCAGGTGCAAACTTTAGAGCAGACTTAAATAATGCTTTAGATGCTATTGTGTCTAACAACTCAGGTTCTAATGAACCATCAACAAAGTTTGCTTACGAATGGTGGGTAGATACAACAAATGATTTACTTAAAATAAGAAACTCAGCAAACAACGCTTGGATAACTTTACCGCTTTCTGTAACAGCAGATAATTCAACATCAGGTGCTTTGACAGTAAATGGTAATTTAACAACTACAGGTTCAATAGATATCAATGGACAAGAATTAATTTTAGATGCTGATGCTGATACATCTATTACAGCAGATTCAGACGATCAAATAGATTTTAGAGTTGGTGCTGTTGATGTTATGACTTTGACAAATAGTCATTTGGTTTTAAAAGGCACGACACCAAAAATAACTATTGGTGATGGTGGCGAAGAAGATACAGCATTAATTTTTGATGGTAATGCACAAGATTTTTATATTGGCTTAGATGATTCTGCTGACGATTTAATTATTGGCACAGGCTCTACAGTTGGTACAAATCCTATTTTTGCTATAAAAAATAATGGCAATATTGGCATTGATGAAGCAAATCCAACTGAAAAATTAGAATTGGGAGATGGCTCTACAACTAACAGAATTAGAATTGATTCAGCAACTAAAGCACATTTTTTTGGCTATGATGGAACTGATGATGCAATACAACTTGCTTCCCAATCATTTATTAAGTTTCAATCAGGTGCTTCATTTCTAGAAAGAATGCGAATTGATTCTTCTGGTAATTTATTAGTAGGAAAGACAAGTCTTAACAACGCTACTATAGGAACTGAAATTAAGTTCAGTGGCGGTTTAATAAATGTTACCAATTCTAGTACTCAATGCATGATTATGAACAGATTGACTTCTGATGGTTCTTTAGTGCTTTTTCAACAAGATACTACAACTGAGGGTTCTATATCGGTAAACGGTGCTACAGTTTCTTATAATGGTTTTTCAGGTAATCACGAATCATCAGGCATAGCTTCTGATACTGCTATTGGAACTGTATGTAGCACAATAGATGAATTAGATACTTATGTATCTGGTACTAAAGAAGGACAAACAAGAACTGACCACCCTAAAATTAAAGTTAGTGATACAGAAGGAGACTCAAGAGTTTATGGAGTTTTATCAAGCTATTCTGAAGAGGATAATAAACCTATAGTAGCTTCTGTAGGTATTGGTTCAGTACTAGTAACAGGTGCTTGTGCTGGAGGAGATTTATTAGAATCTAATGGTGATGGAACTGCTAAAGTTCAAGATGATGACATTATTAGAAGTAAAACAATAGGTAAAGTTACAATAGGAAATTCAGATACAAATGTTAAATTAGTATCTTGTGTTTTATATTGTGGTTAATTTTTAATATATAACGAGAAAATTAAATGGCAATAAATTATACTTGGAACTGCAAAACTGTAGATGTAAAAACCATCGATGGCAATGAAGATACTGTATTTAATGTCCATTGGCGATTAACAGGAGAAGATAATGCTAATAATTCAAGCGGAGTATATGGAACACAAGAATTAGATACTTCTGATTTATCAAACTTCACTGCTTTTACTGATTTAACCAATGACCAAATCACAGATTGGGTTGAATCTGCTATGGGAGAAGATAAAGTTACAGAATACAAATATGCTATAAGCAATCAAATAGCTGAATTAGTAACACCAACACAAGAAACAAAAACAATAGGAGAATAATATGTCAGATATACAAGTCAGAAACGATGATGGTGAAGTAGAAGAATACAATAAAGAAGATATGACCGATGAACAAAGAAGTTTGTTTAATGATCTTCTAGCCTTACAACAAAGATGTATTGAGATTGAACCAATGGCAAGAGAGTTTGCCGATAAAAAACAATTGGTTGATCTTAAATCCAAGTCTTTATTAGAAAGCCTTAGAGGTATAGGAAATGCCAAGAAAGAAAGCGACAGCGAAACCAAGACAATCGAATAAAAGACCTTCTGTTGAACAGGTAGCTTACTCTTTAGATAGACATGAAAGAGTTTGCGAACAAAAATGGAAAGAAAATTTTCGCAGATTGGATTCAATAGAATCTGATATAAATTTACAAAATACCAGGCTTTGGCAAGTAGCTGGTATTGTTATCACGCTTTTAACGTCTTTAGTTATCAATGCTTTCTTCCTATGAAATGAACCTTGAGCAATATTATGTTGAAATCTCAATATTTATAGCAAGTGTCTTAGGCGGTCTTGCTCTTAAAGATTATTCGGTATCTTTTATCAAAGGTCTTAAATTTAAACTTAACTCACAATTTAAAGAAGGTGATAAGGTCTTATTAGATGGCGAACAAGCCATGATAATTAAAATAGGCATGGGTACTACTGTCTTTGGTGTTTATGGTCGTGATGGCTACACATGGCGGTATATAAGCAATAACAAAATAGAAAGCCTTAAATTAGAAAAGATAGTTGATAAAGACTTACATCAAGATTCTGCTTATGAAAAAGCAAAAAAACTAAAAAACATACTAGAAGGTAAAGAAGATGATTGATAAATTTTTTAAACCAATAAGCGATCTAATTGGTAAAGCCATACCTGATAAAACGAAGCGTATGGAATTAGAAGCTAGTATCAAGTCACAAATGATTGATCTGCAAAAATCACAAAACGAAATAAATCTTGCACAAGCAAAGCATGGTTCTATCTTTGTAGCTGGTGCTAGACCTGCCATCATGTGGATATGTGCATTGGGATTAGCATGGGCATATTTTTTAGCACCGATACTTAATTGGGTGGTGTGGACATTTACCATTGATATTGTGCCACCTGATATTGATACTGAAGGTCTTATGACTTTGACGTTATCTTTATTGGGATTGTCAGGCATGAGAAGTTTTGAAAAATTTAAAGGTGTCGCAAGAAACAATATGCGAGAAGAAAATATTAAAGATTCATACAAACCATAATGGAAACAGGTGTCACCAAAGAACTGATTGATGATTTAAAAGAAATGCTCATCAAGAATGAAGGCATCAAACTACATCCTTATAAATGCACAAGTGGTTATCTGACTATTGGTGTAGGTAGAAATATTGAACAAAATGGCATAACTTCTGCCGAAGCTGAAATGTTATTGGTCAATGATATGGATGGTGTTTTTGCAGATTTAGACAGAAACATACCCTTCTGGCAATCCATGCCATATAACGTCAGATTAGTGCTATGTGACCTTTGTTTTAATCTAGGTATAAAAAAACTATGTCGCTTTACCAAAATGCTTGAAGCCTTAGAAGAAAGAGATTTTGAATTAGCTGGTGAAGAACTATTGGATTCTACTTATGCAAAACAAGTAAAAAAACGAGCCGATAGAAACTACCGACTCGTTATTGGGGAGAATTGATCAGCTATTTGAAAGCAGACATATTTATAAAAGAAATAACATCTGAAGTTTCTTCATCAATATATTCTATAGCTTCATCTATACTTCTGATATCTCTGTAAAGTGTGCTGTGTTGTACATTATCTTGATCGTAAACAGTCCAATATTTAGCAAAACCATTCGGTTTTTTTATTGTCCAATTTTTATATTGAACTTCAATTGGATTGTTCAAATCTACTGATCTTTTTGATTTTATTGTTTTCATAATTTTCTCCTTTTTTGTAAATTATATTATAAATATACACTTTCTACAGAAATATACAACTATTATTTAATCTTTTTTTGGTAATTCTTTGATGCTAAATCTTCTTGAAGTATAGGCTTCTTTTGCTGGTACTACCTTCTCAGGTTGTGCTTTGTAATTAACAGTCTGCCAAACGACCTTATGGGTTTCAGAATAGCCTTCTTTGGCATTTTTCATAGACATCATAATGCTTTTCTTAGCTTCTTCGATATTGTCCTTTAGGTTCTTAATTTGTGCTTCCCAAGCCACAATGTTATCTATCTGTATTTGGTCTTGCTTTGTCAGTTCGGTAGATTCACCATTGTCTTGCGGTGTGATATATCCAGCTTCTTTAGTATCAAAAGGGTCATACCAATCACAATGAGCAATCCTATTGTTAAAGTCTATGACCTTTGGTTCAAGCACATCCTTCTCCCATTGTTCATTACGTTGATAGAAATACATCCTTAGATCAGAACCATTTAAAACACATACAACTGACCAAGAATATTCGGTAATTGCCATCAAGCCTTTGACCTGAATAACACCGCGATAGGTTGGTAGGCTTTCGCTTAATGGTGCATTGGTTACTTTGATTTCAACAATACCTTTACCATTTAGCTTAATGCCTTCACCATCTTCAAGTTCAGGACAATAAAAACCCTTTTCTACATCTTTGGTAATAAATAGATTATCAGCAACACCAATACAGTCTATAGAGCCATTTAAAGTAACCTTGCTATGTCTGACCGCTTCTTCTACGACCAACTGTATATCCAATAAGCCAATTCTTTTAGATGCCAACTCAGCTACAGGTTTTTCCAAGACATTACCAACTTCCATATAATTATTAGTAGCAATTCTAATATCTTCACCTTTTAAGGCTTTATGACAATTCTCCAATACTTGATTCCTAGTTTGATATGGATTCTGTCCTGTAATTATTGGTTCTAATAAACTACAACTGATTTCATAGTCAGGTGTTAATTTACCTATAGCTTCAGGTGTATGATCTATCTTTTGTGTTTTCATATTTATTTCTCCTTTTTAAACTAGTTCTAATTTTGTCTAAAGTCTCTTCAGTCAATTTACCAGCATATTTTGTTTTGGTTTTGCTTTCTGTTTGATACATTTTCATCAAGGCTTCATTAAAAAGTTTCTCGCCTTTCTTCTTCTTCGGTTGTTTGTACTGATATGGATTTTTTCTTTTCATGCTTGGTGATGAACTCTTTCATGTCAATCATCCATAATTTTAATACAATTGCTTGTTTGCTGTGAAATTCTTGGTTGCCAAAATCTTTTCTAGCTTGTTCATTATGATAGTCTATGATTTTCAATATTATGCCTAAAGCATCCTGATATGGTTGCCTAACAGCATTAGTAAAAGTTCTTTTAGCTTTGTTCATAATGTTGCCAAACTTGATCTGATATTTCATCAACTGAATCTCTGCATTGTATTGGTTCGTCTTTGCCAACCAGATAAACACAGGTAATGCCATGTTCTTTAAAGACACATCTAAAATCATCAAAGTCGATATAAACAGAATCGTGCGACATATTAAGTCGCAGTCTTAATTTTTTTTTCATCGTTCTAATAAATTCTTAACTTGCGAGGGATGCCATTTATCTTTGCCATAAGCAGTTTTTACTTTTCTATCTGACAAAGCATTAGCAATACCTTGTAAGGTTTTAACATCTGATGCTTGTATCTCCTTAATTATTGGCATGACAGTTTTTTTATACGCTTGATATTTTGCTGTCCTTGCTTTGCTCATAGCTTCCCATGAGTTTTTCATTTTATGATCTTCTTTCATTCTGCTCTATCTCCATAAAAATATCTTCAAACAATGCTGAAGGTATTTGTGATTTAAAATAACTGTTTTTCAATCCTTGTGTGCCTGTTTGTGAGCCACGAGGTGCTGGTTCATGGTGACAATCTCTATTGCCATTGTGGCACATTGGTCTAGTTTCAAAATTAAAGTTTGTCCAAATATCAGTTGGTTTCATTCTATTATCGCCATAAGAACAATAAGTAACAGTTTTTTGATATGGATGTTGTTCAATGATTGGTAGTTTTCTTAATTTCCCTCTTGGATTTTCAATAAAATAATATTTAGGTTTGATAATATCTATTATCTCGTTTGTCTTTTGTACTATCTCCATACCATATAATGCTTCTCCTGTTTTTGGTGTATGGTCTTTGTGCCAATGTTTGCCAATTGATCCTACAGAAAAGTATGTACAAGGTGGACTTGCCCAAATAAT